ATTTAGCCCTCAAATTCTCTAAGCATCACGGACCTCGGGGAATCGGAGACGGAACTCCACCCCGGCACGAGCTTTCTCGAAAGCGACCAGGATTTTTCCTTGCCTCGGGCACAGGATGACTGTCCAGCGACCGAGTTCCAGATCGTCTGCAATGATTTCGAGAATGGCCTGAACGACCATCTCAACATCGTCATCGCGATACTCAATGAAGGCTTCGAGTTCGAACACGACCTTGATGGCCTTGACGACTCGTTCGGGCGTGGCCGCGAACACGCTGCCACAATAGTCGAGATAGCCAGTGGCGGTAAGTTCCGCCCGCCGTTGATTGGCAACCCCCCACCGGCCCTGTAGGAGGCCGTGCGGGAACTGCGGAACTTTTTCGCTGATTTCCGACGCGGTTTCGAGGGAACGGAGATGCATCAAACAATCCCCGTGTGCGTCGGTCCCGAATAGAGGAGCATGAATTTGGCGATGTCTTCTTTGTTCGTGAAGCACACGCCCCAGGACATGCCGAGGCTGACGCCCCGCACGGAGGTCCACGGCCCGTCGAAGGGGTCGTCCTTCAGGTATTCGATGAGGTCTTCAACGGCACCGAGACATTCCAGGAGGCTGTCGATCAGGGCTGCATGCCGATATCCGCGTTTGGCCATGGCGACCATCTGGACGGCAGCTTGGTCGCCATTCAGATATTCGAAAATGCTGGCTGGCGGCGAATAGCCGGGGAGATGGGAGAACTGATAGACGCCGTTGGACGAATATCCGCCAGTCATGACGAGATGGAGTTTGTCGATCTTGACGCCAGCGTTACTTTCCATACCAGCACCAGCGGGGCTCAATGGCGAGGAAGGCGTAGGGGTCATTGGCGACGTGCCCCCACGCCTCGTTGTAGGCCCGGAAGCCCTTCTCCTCGGTGATGTCGGAATCGTTGAAATCGTTTTCGGGGTACTCGATATCCTGGAGCCAGGACAGGATGGAATCTGCCGCAGTCTCTGGGGTATCGAGTGGATAGGGGAAGGGCTCGGCGGTCTTGCTGTCGGTCCAGAACAAGATCAGCCGTGCAGGCTTGCCTTCGCGCTCCTCGACACGAAAATGCGTTGCGCGGCGGTGCTGGCCGAGCATAATCTGCATCACCGAGACGAGGTCTCGGCGACTACGCGTCCCAATATCGATGGAGAAGTTGTCCATCAGCGAACCCGCTTGGACGGCTGGCCGGGCAGAATCATGGCGCCGCCACTCGCGCGACAATCGTCGGCGAAGCTCAGACGGGCGTCACCGTCGATTTCCTCGACGACCGGGAAGGGACCCACGTTGGGTTCCTTGGCGGCCTTCTTGGTCGTCTCGTCGATCTGACGCACGTAGTCGCCCACGGACTGCCCCTGAACGGTGCAGAACCATTGGACGGGCGGCTGGCCTTTCTGGGGCGGGGTGTTGTGGTTGTCGAACCAGTAGTCGAGGATGCGTTCGGCGTCCTCGCGGTCCTGCCAGCCGGTCGCGCGTTCGATCTTCACCCAACCCGCGCCGTCGTAGGCGTCCTTGGGACGATATCCATCATAGTAGAAGGCGCGGCCGAGGCGAATGACGAACATCAGAGCACACCCTGGCTGACCACGACCATGCGGTCGATGCCGAAGGCGACCTCGAAGACCCGGTTGGGTTTCTGGCCGGGGATGTCAGGGAAGTCGGTGCGGATGGAGGTCGAGGCGACTTCCTTCCATTCCGGGGTGCCGGTCGTGGGCGACGTCCACAGGACTTCGATGTCGATGGTCTCCGTGGAATACGAGGGCAGGCGGTCGCTCGGAACCAGCCGGGTTTCCAGACCGGTCAGCTTGGCGACCACGGGCACGAGCGCATCACGAACGGTCTGCGGGATGGGCGCCATGGTGTTCTCGCCGTAGATGCACTGGAACTCCAACTGGTAGAAGGAATTGAAGCGCAGCTTGGCCGCCGTCGCGCCGTCCGAGCGTTCCTGCCGGAAGCTCTGGCCCATGGTGTAGACGCAGAAAGGCGGCTTGGCGTTGGTGGACCGGAAGAGTTCGACCGCCATCAGGTAGGAGCCCATCGTGGTCTCAGCCCGCAGGGCGTAATCCTGGCCTGCGATCTGGTCACGGAGCACGAAGACGTCGTCGTCGGCGTAGGCTGCGGACATGAGGCTGCGCGGCATGAGGACCGGAGTGTCGGTCTCCTCGAAACGCCACATCTGGTTCATGTCCAGCAGGGTCTTCTGCACGCAGCCGACCAGCGAGGACTTGATGATTTCGCGGAGGCGAATCTCGTGGTCACGCCATGAGCGAAGCGCGGTCGTATCGTAGGGGGCGGATGACATGGTGGGCTCTCTCTAAAGGTCCCGCCACCATAGTGGGAATGATTATTTCGTCAATCAAAAAAAGTCTGTCTTGTCATCGCCGAAGCGAAGCTTAAACGCCATCATGTCACGCTCTCTGGAGAACTTGATCTCCACTCTACAGTATTGACTGGGAGGAAAAGTGGCCCAAAGGGATTTCTGCCTTGCGCAGTTAGCATTCATCCAGACCCGTCCGGTGCAGTTCCGGTTCGCGAACGCGATCATGCATTCACCATCTCGGTCGAACTGGTAATATTCCTGAACGAGAGGATAGGTGTCGAAATCATATTGGAGGATGAAACGGGGTTTCTCCAATAGAGACGATATTGCTCCCCGAAAGGTGAGGCAAATCTCGACGGCGTAGAGGATTTTGTCTCCTCTCTGCCCCGAACTATCCGCCCAGGTTCGCCGAACGACCTTCATCGCGGCGCCGGGGTGGTCCAGTCATGGAAACGAATGGCGGCGCGGTAGAATCGCAGCCACGCCAGCACCTGCATGACAGGGTGGCCGATGAGATTGTGGACTGCCCACGCGTGCTTGGGCCAGTTGAGGCGGCGTCCTTCCAAGGCGGAGGGCTTGAGGAGCATGACGGTCTCAATGGCATCGTTGCCCTCGGCGACGTGACGCGCCCCCGACTTGGTGACGATCTCCACGCGCGCGAGACCGGTCTCGGGGAGGATGACCTCCGCGATCTCGTCCGGTGCAAGCAGGTGGAGACCGGCCTTGATCATCAGAAAATCAGGTCGAGAATCGAACCGATAACAAACAGGATGAGGCCGAGCACGCCAAGTTTGGCCTGAAGATCGAACGGATTGTTGGTGCCGGGCTTGAACGGGCGAAGCATTCCGTAGATGCCGAAACCAATGCTGGCCAGCAAGGCGAGCACGGCCAGGATGTTTGCCCCCAAGAGGAGGAGTGCTCCGGCAAAAACGATCAGGCCGAGCGAGATCATTTTTTCTTTGTTGGTTGCGATTTGCATCAGTCGGGTTCTTCCAATTTGACGGTGACGGGTTCGAAGTTTTCCTGGCCGAGAGTTTCGAGCCAGTGCGTAACGGTGTCGGGAACCGACAACAAGACGGCTTTCTGGAACGGTTGATTGGGCCGCCCTCCCTTTCCCACGTAGGTTCCTGGGATGAGAGAACCATCGCGGCCTCTGCCTTTGCAACGTAGAACGACGAATTCTTGAGTGGCCATGCTGCTATTTAACTTACGGTAGCGGACGCAAGGGTCTCAAGGAAGATCAGGGCCTCTTCCCGCATGGCTTCGTGGTTGGTCGTCACGCGACCAGACCACCCGTCTTGGCCGACAGATCGAAGTGCGTTTCGATGAAGGCGATCACTTCCAGCGCGGGCGTCGAGCGCGAGAACACGATGTTGGGGCCGTGCTCATCCAGCATGACGGCCTTGATGCCCGGTGCGACCTTCTGGAGGCCCCGTGAGGTGGCTTGGCCGCATTGGTGGCTGCCGCACTCGTTAGGCCTCTGATCGACGTGTGAGAGGACTTCTGACGCACCATCACGGGGTGGGCAGTGGAAATGCACGATGCACTCGGCCTCGGGGTGCTCGCGGAAGATCACCCGCTGAGACTGGCCGCCGACGCTGGGCTTGCCGCCGTGGGCGATCACTTTCTCGTCCCCGTATTCGACCAGGATGAGGCCTTCCTCGGGAAGCTTGTTGAAGTCGCGCTTGCGGCGCGATGTCAGGATGGAGCCGTCGTCGATCTTGGCGGCGAAGTGGCCCACCGTCGCGCCCCGGAAGGGCTTATAGGCGCCACGCACGATGCAGTGATTGACGACCTCGCGGAGGTTCTCGGGCACACGGGGGTCACCCCACGCCACAGGCGGACCATCGACGACGGTCGAGCGCGTGAAAGTGTTGGTCGAGCGCGAGAGCAGCATTTCGACCAAGCCGTCGAGGCACTCGTTTCGGTCATGCGTCTGGAAGTGACGCGATTCCTCGGGTGTCACGACCATGTTGAGGCGCGTCACCGTGTCGTTGGCCAGCACCAGATTGGCGGAGTTGGCCTTGAGGAGATGGAGCCCGGCCGCATACTGTTCGTCCGGCGTCGCCCCCGTCGTGGTCTTGAAGGCGACGAGGAAGATGTCCTTCCGCTCCTTGCGGATGCGCGAGATCAGCTTGTCGGCGGGGTCGAGGGCCATCCATCGACTGCCTTCACTGGTTTTCAGCCTCTCCTCATGGGAGCCAGAATTCGTCCTATCCCAAAGGTAGGTTGACGGCGGCTGTGCCGTCTTCATCACCACACCGTCGTAGTCGCACAGGGCGGCGTTCATGATAATGACGCGGGTCTCGGGGTCAGCGATCAGCCCATCCACGAGATCACTGACATCCTGGTTGGTGACCAGACTGCTCGTGTGATCGGCCATCTTGGTCAGATGTAGGGTGACCTCGCGCTCGGCCTGCTCTTCAAGCACGGTCGCGTAGGTGTTCGAAATCGCGCGACCTTCGCGCGCCGCTTCCACCATGGTGTTGATGATGACGCGTTCGAGATAACGGGCCGTTCCGCCGAATGCCGGAGCCGCCAGAGCGAGGTGGTTGCGAACGTGGGAGAAAGTCCCACCGCCGATGACGTGTATCATTGCTCGGTCTCGATGAAAGGGGCGGGTTGGTCGTTTTTGTGGAGGATTTCGGCTTCGAGGTTGTCCTCGTGATAGCCCATGCCGGTTTTCTTCTCGGAGTCGATGCGGACATAGTGGCCCACAGGGACTTCGCCCTTCGCGGTGATCATCTTCGCGTCGGTGGGGTCACACGGGTTCGAGACCACGCAGACGCCGAGGTCGAGTTGATGTCGGACGAGAACCCGATCACCTTTGGCGAACTTCATTTTTCCTGCTCCTTCAAGGCGGCCTCAAGGGCGCGCTGAAGCACCTCGGGTGGAACAGCGAAACCATCCCGAGACAGTGACGCCATCATGGCCGCGACCGGAGCTTCGACGACCGGCTCAACGTAAATTTCCGCGTCAATGCTGAACGAGGCGCCCTTCACTGAGCAGGAACCGTTCTCGATAGTGGCCGTGACATTGACGACGCTGCACGACCGAATGGACAGCGGGTTGCCCAACCGGTCCAGAATAGCGTTGATGTCATCCCGCAGACAGAAAGGCCACGCGTGATCGCTCGTCGCCACGACGTCGCCGGTATGCTCACCGGGGACGACACCGACTTTGTTCTCGTCGGCGAACATGACGATCAAGTTCGAGTCGGCGGCCCACGTCCAGACAACGTAGTCCCAGCCGTTCTTGCGCGCCAGTTTCTCGACTGCCTTGAGGTTCGGGACTTCGGTCATCAGTTCTCGATCAGCCACGCGTCTTCCGTGCCCTGCGGGTTGGCCAGGAAGGAATCACAGTCTTCGGAGTTGGCGAACTCCGTCATTTCGGCCAGCCACCTCTTCTCGTTGAGGCCGGAGAAATATTTGGCGCAACTCGGGTCAACCTCGACCCTGATCTTGCCGTTGTGGACCGTACAGGCGAACATCACGCCTTCCAGCAGGGTGTCCCCTACGGAGTAGCCGTCCAGAAAGGCGACGTCGATCTCGGTCGGGGCGTCCTCGTCTCCCTTGACGAAAACCTTCATGCGCTGGCCTCCAGCTTGTCCTCACCGGCCTCCAGCTTGGCCCACTGAGCGGCCTCCACGGCTTCATATTCATCCTCGGTCAGGATGGAGGTCTCGCCGACCTCGAAGCCGAAGTCGCGGAAAACCTGGGCCCATTTTTCGAACAGTTCGTCCTGTTTCTCGACGGTGACGTCCATTGAGCCGAAGCCGAGGATTTCGAACTGAGGATTGAAGGCGACTTCGTGGCGGCCATACTGGTCTTCCAAGGCCGCCCGGTGGATGAACTGGTCGGATTCCAGAGCGGCCTCAAAGGCGTCAAACTGCGCCTCGGTGCCATCGACTGACAAGACGAAGATGCGATGAACATCGTTTTCTGCGTGGTCTGAGAAGGCGACGAACCCGAAGGTGAACAGTTTGCGCATCAGCGGTTTCCTTTTGCGGACGATTTGGCGAGCTTGTGTCCGGCGACGAAGCGGCGGCTCTCGGCCATGAGTTCCTGGTCGAGCGCGCTGGTCTTCGGGTTCGAATAGACGGTCTCGTTGTCCTTCAGCTTCTTCTTCAGGACGGCGAGTTCATCGCCCTTTTCGAGGATGACCCGAAGGCTGGCCACGAGGGCTTCACGGGTGACCGGGATGCCGGGCTCGGTCTGGTCGGGGTCCTCGTTATACATGCGCGTGAAGGCGATGCTGGACCCGCGCACGAGTTCACGGATGTCGCGGATGTCGTCCTCATAGGCGTTCAACCACCGCTCCAGTTCGCGGTCGAGGTGGCCACCATCGCCCGAGGCCATGTCGGCGATGTTCAGCATCGCGGCAACCATGTTCTCTTCGCGAGTGAGGAAGAAATATTTCACGAGTTTCTCCAAGGGATTTGGTTTACGAATATAACGGGCTTTGTCGTTCTGGCAAGGGGTTTAGAACACGTCCGAAAATATAAGGCGAAACTCTATCTCGGCCGCAGCAGTCTGCGCGGCGACGATGAGGGGCCATCGTGAATTCGTGACGGTGAGTTGGGGATGCTGCTCAGCAAAACGGGCGGCCTCGCGTTCCCGCGCACAGACCGGGCAGGGCACGCGCCCGACGCCAACCGGCGCATTGCCAGTGCAGGACGGAACCGCGATCTCAATCACTGCACCAACTCCCCGTAGAGGAGAAGGAACTCCATGCGGGCCGCCTCATCATCGGCGTGGATGCGAAGATCATTCTCGGGAGTCCACTGCGTTTGCAGTCTGGGATGCTCTCTGGCGAACTTGGCGGCACGTTCGCGATCAATACAAAAAGCACACGAGCCCACCGACAAGCCGGAGTTATCACACGACCGAATCTTTAGCACATCAGCCACGGGCACGAATCCCCTCAAGCTGAACGCGGAGTTCATCGCATTCTTCGCGAGATGGTTTGCCCTCGCTGGCGTTGATGATTGACGACACTACCGAGGCGGAGACCTGGGCCCCACGGGCGATGTCGGCCATCGACCGCATCGTGCCAAGATGGTTGGACCACACATAGGCGGTCAGATCGTCGCGGGTCTCGAACTTCCCGGTCGTCTTCGGGCGCCGGGCTTTCTTGACACGCGGCTCGGGGACGGGCGGCACCCATCCGGCGACGAAGATGTAGGTCTTGCCCCCGCTGGTGTCGTAGCCGAGGTCACGGGCCATCTGGAGGCATTTGTGGCAGTCGTGACTGTCCAGCCCCTCGGTGATTCCATGGCGGCAGGTGCGGTATTCCCAGAAAGACATCAGTATTTCCCGTTCAGCGACTTGCCGCCTTTGAGGGCGTGAACCATCAGGGCGTCGCCCAAAATATCCCCAAGATTGGTCTGGCCGGTTTCTTCACCAGCCCGCCAGGGCTCCTCAGCCTTGCGCTGGGCCTCTAGGCGGTCGATGCGGGCGCGACGTTGTTCCGGTGTTTCACGTGGCATCGGGAAGCTCCGTCAGGAAACGCTCGATAGTCTTTTCGAGGTCGCGGACGCGCGAGATGTGATCGCGTTTCTCGTCGGCCAACGACTTGCGGGCGGAGAGAAGGTGATGACGCATGTACGCGTAGGCTTCCTCGGGCTCGATGGCCCGCATGGACTTCCGGGAGTCCGTCGAGGCCAGTTTCTCATCGACTGAGTAGCCCTGTCCCTGTTCCTTCATGTCGTCGAGCGACATCACCCAGAAGACGCCGCCGCGAACGCGAACGATTTTGGCCGGGCAGTCCCAGCCGAACGTGGATGTGTCGCCCGAATACCAGATGTAGTTTCCGACGACGATGTGTTCGACCGGAAGGCTCATTCGGACTTGCCCCAGACGACGTCGGTTTGGCTGATAGTGGTTTCGACGCCAGCCTTCCACTGCCACACAACACCGCCGTAAGGTCCGGTGGTCGCGGCATCATCATACCAGTGTAGAGTGATGACCACCCAGGTGTCGTCGCTGTTCTCGCTGATGCCATGGAGCATCACACGCATGCTCTCGTGGTCGGTCATGAAGGAATCAAACTGAAAATCGTCTCGATGGGACCGCTGGCGGAGAACCAGAAACTGGGGCAACTCCACGCAGGGATTTTCGACGGCAGTGTTGAGGACTGCGAGGAACTTGGTGATGTCGATCATTTGATTTCAAACTCCTCGGTCCACATGACCGTCATGTTCTTGTAGGTCACGGTATGGTGGAGAACCTTCCAGCCAAGGTCGGTGGCGGTGATGAACAGGGTGGGGAACGGCTTGCCCTCCTCCCAGATGTAGTGGCCATAGCGGAACACCTCCGGGTCGCCCCACGAACCGACGCATTTGTCAGCGTGCGTGCTGCTGCACCGTTTGAGCCGACGCGTCTCCAGCTTCCCCTTCGCGGCGATTTTGTCGAAAATATCCGACCCGAATGCCTTGACGGCTTGCTCGCGCGAATACCCCTTCCTCTTTTTAAGGTCGGTGTAGTCGGTGAACAGCGAGGTCTCGGGGATAATCAAATTCGAGCCCCCATGTAGACCGTAACATTGAAGACGACCGACTTCAGGCCGCGCGTGCCCCCGATGACGGGGAGCGAAAGCGATTCCATACCGCTGAGGGCCACGTAGCCGACTTCATCCATGACCGGCAGATCGCGCAGCAGGGGGCGCGACGGGATGGCCGAAATCAGGGCGTGAACGTCGTCCATCAGCATGTGGGTGGTGAATGCGTTCGCGGTCTCGCCGAGGTCTTGTTGAACCCAGTCGGGTCCGCCGACATACTGGAAGGTGACCTTGATCATCTTAGAACCTCAGGCTCGGCTTCGTCATTCCCTGCGGGGTGATGACGTGGTATTCGTCGTCACCGCCCTCCTCCTGATACCTCAGGACCAGCTTACCCGACGCCATGTGGGCGGCGATCTTCGCGGAGTCGGTTTCGTCCCAGCATCCCCAGACCGTGATGCCGTTGCGATAGGTGCCGTCCTGCCGGTCGAAGAAAACGACGCCCCCATTCTGGAATTCGATTTCGATCAGCCGCTTCGGGTCCGGCCCAACGCGGCTCTCGATGAGTTCGCGGGTGTAGTGGTTCTTCAGGAGCGCGGCGTTCAGCGCGTCGATGTCCTTGAAGACCACGTTCTCGCTCTGGTGGACTGACAGTTGGTTTTCGCTCGACATGCGGGGCTCCGAAAAATGGTTTCCCCAACCTACAGCGAAATTCTATCTTGTAAAGGAAAAACGAAGAAAGGCCCCCGAAGGAGCCTTTCTCTTTAGTTGTGGGCCTCGTCCTGGTCCAATGTAGTAAAACCGTTTTCCTTCCTGACCCACATCGTTCGGTCGATGCGGCCAACGAGTTCCTCGCGGTGGCTGATGAGGAAGACGTTCTTGCCACGGTCTCGGGCCATCCCCTTCAGAACACCCAGAGCGGCTTCGGCGCCCTGGCCACACATCCCGGAGTCCATGAGTTCATCCAGCCAAATCAGGTTGATCGACGTGTTCATGCTTTCCCAGACATCGCGGAAGCCCCACGAGGTCGCCATGATGACGCGGTTCATTTCGCCACGAGAGAGTTGCTCGAAATCGTAGTCCTGGCCCAGGAGGGTGATATCTACGGTGAGGTCAGATTGGAACTGAACCTCGTGCGGAAGACCAAGCTTGTCGAGGTAGAAATTCAAACGCGAGTTCAGATAGGAGAGGTTCTGGTCGATGATGCGCTTGCGAATGAACGAGTCCTTTCCGGTCAGGAGCTTCAGAAGGAATTCCTGGTGCTTGAGGAGTTCAGTCAGGTTGTTGATCGGGTCGTAATCGATCACTTGCAAGGCAGCTTTGAGGTCCGTGACTTGGTTCTCGAAGGGGTTGACGGCTTCGAGTTCCTGTTTGAGATCGCGCTCGATGGCGTCGCGGGCTTGCTTGGTCCGGTAGACGTCGTCGCGTGACTTGAAGTTTACGTCCGGTTTTTCACCCAGTTCTCCCAAACGATTCAACGTGGTCTCGATGTCGCGAATGATGCGGTCCATTTTGACCTTGCCCGCCGCGAGTTCAGCGTCCTTGGCGTCGGCCTCGATGAGGAGGTCGGCCTGTCGGGTTTTCTCTTCATCTTTCAGTTGCTCGATCTCGACGAGGACGAGTTCCGCTTCATCGCGGGCCTGAATGGCTTCAGCGTCTTCGCGGTCGGCCTTGGTGATCAGGTCAGCTTTCTGGGTCTCCAGGTTGGACAGCACGGTTTTGAGGTGATCGGTGCCCTTCAAACCCTGCCCGCAGCAGACACAGTCAGAGGAATCGCTGGCCAGGATGTCGGCGTCGATCTTCAGAATATCCTTGCGGAGTTTGGTGGCAGCATTGACGTGACGATCTGCGTAACCGAGTTTGCGGTCATGGTCGGCCATCATGCGCTTCACCTGTGCCTCCACGCCCTGAGCGGCGGATGCTCGTAGTCGTCGGGCCTCAACCTCCACGGCGGAGAGTTCTCGCTTCAAGAGACTGACCTCGCGTTCGCCACCGTCTAGGGCAGCAGTGAACTCGCGTTCGCGTTCCATGAAGGCATCAAGAGCATCGAAGAGCTTGATCTCCGCGTCGAAGTCCATGGCTTCCATGAGGGCGAGATCGGCCGTCAGCGTGTCGATGCGGGTTTTGCTCGTCCGCCCCCATGTATCGAATTTCAGCACGGCCTGCGTGACGGCGTTCTCGATGCGGGAGTTGGCCTCAATGGTGGCATTGATCGATGCGGTCTGGTCCCGGATGCCGTCCTTGGTCAGCGTGATGAGCTTCTTCAGGACATCGGCCCGCTGACTGATCTGCGTAATGCCGAGCAGTTCTTCGATCACGGCTCGCTGGTCGCTCACGCTGAGCTTGAGGAAGGGGTCGGTGAAGGTGTTGAGGGCCACGATGTGCTTGAACATCGTGTGCGTCATGCCGAGCAAGCGTTCGATCTCTTCCTGCGTATGGCGGTTCTCGCCTTGCGCCTCGTCGGTCTCGATCTTGAGTTCCTCGTCATTGCTATAGAGCTTCATGACGTCTGGCTTCTTGCCGCGCTCGATGCGGTAGGATTTTCCATCCCGTTCGAACTCGATGGTGACCAACATCGCCTTGCCGTTGATGTTGTTGATCAAGTTGGGGATTTTGATCTTCGTCAGCGGCTTGCCGAACAGAGCGAATGAGATCGCTTGCAGCATGGTGGATTTGCCCGCTCCGTTGCGGGTCGTGCCTCCATTGCTGTCCGTGCTCGAACCCAGGACCAGAGTCAGTCCAGCATCATCAAGCTTGATAGCCTGCGTGACAGCACCGACGCTGAGGAAGTTCTTCATGGTGACGTTGGTGATCTTGATCATACAGGGAATCTCAGTTTGAATTCTATGGCGGTTTTCTCGTCGGTGAAGGCAAAGCCGGTAGCGGTGCGGAAGGCGTAGCCCTTGCTGTTGTGGGCCAGCCACATCCACATCTGGGCGAGTTCTTCGGACATGCGGAAGAAACCGTCGCCGTAATCGTTGACAGACGATTCCGCGAAGATGAGCCGGAACTTGCCCGAGGTGGGCAGGGTCGGCATGTAGGCCCGCTCGGTTGATTGACCGGCAAACTTGGAGCCATACTTGTGGAACCAGCGTAGGAAACGAGTGCGATCTGCCTTCTTGCCGAACAGGACAGTGATGTCTGTGAACTTCATTTCAACCAAGGGGGCGGCAGTGCTGAACGACGAAACGAGTTGAAAATTCGTGACGTCGGGGTTTCCGCCCAACCAGATTGCGAAATGGAACAGATTGAAGCAACGGTGCGGTTCACCGAGGCCGGGTTGGCGCAGGGACGGTGCGGTCTTTTCTTGAAGGGGAACCGCGTAAGTAACGCCCCACTCTGACAACCGACCTCTGCTAAGGTTTTCTTCTATCATTGTTGGAGTATAGACGAGCACCCCCGAGGAGTCGAAAATCGAAATCGGTTAACGGAAGATTTCGTTCTCGGCTGTACTTCATCGTTACTTGCGGGAAAACTGCTTGGCAAGAAACGCCAGCGGGGTTAAATAAGCGCATGACCCCTTATCTGTTTCACGGCACGTCCATCTACGCCATGCTGGAGATTGCCAGCCAGAACCGCGTTGAGGGCGGCCAGAACGATGATTTCCACCACGGCGTCAGCCTGACGCGCTCGCTCGATCTGGCGGGCGATTTCGCCAACACCTCCGATGTGATCTGGCGCGACCATATGGGGATTGGCGAAGACCTCCCCGAGACCACGGGGGCCGTTCTGGTCTTCAGTCGCGAGCTTCTCGAACAGGGCCACGAACTCACCGAGGTGGACTTCTTCGACGACGAGACCCGCGATGAACAGGAAGAGCGCACCAACGGCTCCATCGAAGAAGCCTCGACCTACATCGTCGCCATCGTGGTCAACCCGGTGGACCTGGAAACCTATGCGATGATGGCGTCACAGACCGACATGCTCTCCGACCCCACTGCGGTTATCGCATCGTTGAAGACCAGCGGCCTTATGATCTCGCCCGAGCAGGCATCGGCCAATTTCTCAGAAGCGTGAAACCAGACTGTAGTGCGTCTCGTTGACTATGCCGATGGAATCGTCCTGCATGGCTAGCTCAAGCATGGCCAGCCGTTTCTTGCGTCCGTTCCAGTGTATCGAGACTGGTCGGCATTTTAGACCAGACCATTTGTGCTCACACGCTGCGATGTCTTGCCGAGTCTGCACCGGGCCGATCTGATCAGAACCCCCCTTGGCCTGAACAGGGACGACGCATTCAACGCCATCTCTATCCCGACCGACGTAAATGTCGTCTATTTCTACTTGACCGATACTCGGTATCTTGGTTCGAAGATGGCTCTGAATACGATGGAAAGTTCCATCTAGAAACTTGCTCATCAGTCCATTATCTGCCACCGTGGCGAGAACGGACTGTTCGTCGTTGGTTCTATATTTCTGAACCATCTCTGGAGAGTTATCTATTACTTGGATTGTCTCGATGGTCTCGTTCGGGAGAATCCGGCACTCGTTGGCGAGGTAGAAACGGTAGAGGGCATCACCGGCTGGTTTGATAATCCACGTTTTTCCTGCCGGGGCGGTGTTCGTAATATGCGTCGGGAGTTCTTGTCTATACCGATATGAGTAGACGATGTCGCCAAGGTTCTTGGGCGTTTTTACGTTTTCTACTTGCCCGAGTTCTTCTCGGTCGAAAACAAACTCGGTAGCTCCGGGTGTGTAATGTTTGTAGAACACGGTAGTCATGATGTAAGAATAGGCACTAACTCTCATAACCCAATAGTATAGATGGGTTGCGAATACTTCAACTTTTTCTTGATGATTTTTTCGTTGACAAAATAATCCTCGGAGCTAATTTCAGGGGGCTCAACGAGGAACCCCCATGCTTCAACTTGTCCCCACCGCCACCGCACCGGAAACCGTCCGCTTCTCAGTTCATCGGTTCGATGACCTCGATACCGCGCCATTCAGCACCGACGACTATTCGCGGATGAAGTTCGGCGCAGACTCCGTGGCGAAACGGTTCGCCAACGAGATGGCCCAGGTCTTCTTCGATCAGCACCGCGAACTTCTGACCACCCGCTGCGTGGTCCTGCCAGCCCCGGCCACGACGGTTCCGGTGGCCTCGACGATGATGACCCTGCACTTCATCGACCGCCTCAATGTCCTGCTCGACCGGGCCGGAATGGAGCCCGTCGAGTGGTCGCACGTCCATCGCAATTTCTCATTCAACGACACCTACGCGTCCGCCGACAGCGACACCCGCAAGGAGATGCTGGCCCGCGACCGCACCTTCCTGAACACCGACTACATCGAAAACGCCACGATCATCTTCGTCGATGATGTGGTGATCACCGGCGCCCATGAGAACCGCATGGAGGCGTTCGTCCGTGACTGCGGCCTCGTCAATCAGATCGTCCTGGCCGCCTACGCGCGCTATGACGGCGTCGTGGCCTCCACGGAGATGAAGCTCAACCATGCGCGCATCAAGACGGCGGCCGACATGGTCAGCCTGTCGATGGACGAGCCCGACTTCCGCATCACCACTCGGGGCGTCCGACTCATGCTCGGAGAACAGCCCCAGCAGTTTGCCTTCCTCCTCAGCGAGGCAAGCTCGGATTTCGTGCGCGAACTCTATCGGTGCGCCATCGTGAAGGGCTATACCCGTCACGAGCCCTACGCGGCCAATGTTCAGGTTCTGCGGCTGGTCGTGCAGGAAATCGACGGATGAACATCGAACTACCCGGCGCCGTCCTTCCTTCGAACTGGGTTCTAGCGACGATGCCAGCCATCGAACGCCTGCAACCCGGCATCACGGAGAAGGGCGAGGGCTGGGTAGTTCTGGTCGCCCGCGAACATCGCGACGCCGCGTTCATCACTCAAGAAGAACGCTATCATGAGATGCTCGGGTGGGCACGAGAGAACAACATCGAAATCGACCTCCGCATGATCGCGCAAGTCGGAGATACATTCTGGAAGGCTGAGGTTGCCACCTACGGCGCCGCCTCCCTGTTCTATTTGAGGTGGTCGTAATGGCGTCGAAAGCCGAGATTCAAGAACGCAAAATCCGCAAGGCCGTCATCGCCGCCTTGAAGGAAGTCTCGCGATGGAAAGCCTACAAGGACAAGATCGTGCGCGACGACGGTCTGTGGATAAAGGAGGGAGACCATCGCGGCCACGAGGGCGCGACGCTCAATATCGGTTCGCCACATCACCGCGTTCCCCAACTGTACGTCAAACTCCAGCCCCACCGCCATCGCCAAACGGACCTCACCCGAGACGAACTCACTGACCTGTGGGACAAGATGAAGTTCTCGGAAGAGGGAGAATGTCTGTTGCCCCGGCCGGTCCTGGGACTGCTCGGGGTGGCCGAATGATCATTCTGACCAAGGGGCCCATCGATATGGATGCCCTGCTCGGCACATCGGCGATCAAGCTCAAGAAAGCCCCGACGATCAAGGTCGCCGAGACGGAGGCGTCGCCACACACCTTCTACCGTTTCTTCTGGAACAGCGTCACCTTCGAAACGCTGGGCGCGATCATGCACGAGGACGACCTCTGCACGTGCAAGCTGGAGCACGACGTCCGCGCCGCCGTGACGTGGCTCAACGACGCCAGATATCGCTATCACCTCCACGAGGACCGCCTAAAGTTTTCCGAGAAAGTTTCGGAAGAGGATTGGTCCCGCGTCAATCGCTATTGGAGCGATTACCGGGAGTGGCCCGGTAGTACGATTTCCAACTATGCCGACTACGGTGCACAACTCAACCGCAGCCTGAACCGCGATGAGAAGACGAAAAACTGGGAGACCCAGCATCTCTTCCTCTACATCTACGATCTCAAGACGGCCGAACGTTTCGCCAAAAAGTTTGGCATGACGTTCACCGAGGAAGAGATTCCGTGGAACCCGGCGCCGAAGCCTGTCCCGGCACCCGTGTTCGTCCACGGTGACCTCGACCATAGCGGTTGCGTCACCCCCACGCCTGCGGTGTCGCCAGGATGGCAGTTCGCCTCGCCGACGATTGACACCCAGAGTGCCGAACCGCCGACGAGGCGTTGGTTGTCCAAAATGTTGTTCGGAAACCCTGGTACGTCTGACGAAGTTGGGCGCCGGAGGCTTTAGAGGTCGGGCAGAGACCGATAGATTTCCACGAGCTTGTCCGGCTTCATGGTTGGGCTCTGAACGGACAGGAGACCATCGACGACGATCTGATCGACCGATTGGAAGATCACCTCCTCGTTGAACTCCTGGACGCCGTAGTCACGCGGCGCATGGATGAGTTCGATCTTCCGCAGGCTGTGGCTCTGGACGAACGTCTCCTTGATGAGTTGGGCTTCCTCGTAGGAGATGTCGATGTCCAGCGTGCAGCGCGCGGTCAGCTTGGGCTTCAGCATCCGCTCGGTGTCGTTTAGGAGTTGGCTGAGCGTGAAGGTGCGGAACAGAGGCTGGTCCGGCCACGCCTTGAACTCGGGCTCCTTGCCCCATTCGAGGAACATCATGCCCCGGTCTTCGTCCCATGAGTCCGCGAAGTTGAACGGGAACGGGTTGCCGGTATAGATGACCTTGCCCTTCGCCTGACGGAAGTGGAAGTGGCCCGAGAACACGTATTCGGTCTCGTTGATGGAATCGAAGTCTTCGGCCTCAATGCCGACGCCGCTGTGCGGCATTGGAACCTTGGCGTTCATCATGAAGCCGGGCAGTTCCAGGTGGCCGAAGACGTAGCGGGATTTGACCGACTTCATCATCTTGTGCTCATCGCCGACCAGCCACGGCAGAACCGTCACGCCACCAATCGTAGTGGGCTCGCGGATGACGTTGATGTTCGGCAGATGGCGGGCGAACTCGATGGAGGAGATGTCGCGCTTGTTCCGATACAGGAGATCGTGGTTGCCCGGAATCCAGATCACCTGCTTGAAGGCGTCGTTGAGCTTTTGCATGCCCTCAAGGCTGTAGTGCATCGTCGAGACGTGCAGGGAGTGGCGGTTGTCGTGCCAGTCCCCGAGCATCAGACAGGTTTCGGCACCCCAGGTCCGGGCCTCTTCAATGAACCAGTCGATGAAATCGAGGTTGTCCTGATTGGCCACCGGGCTATTGCCGGTGCGGCCGAAGTGAATGTCAGTAAGGGTGACGGCCTTCTTGAATAGTTGTTCAGTCATTATGAGAATCCGAAATATGAGGCATCATAGCACACGTCATGTATCAGAAGATAATTTCGGGACCACCCAATGTGGAAACCGTTTTATGACTGCGGCATGAAACTCTCGATCATACGAACGCGAGAGTTTACAGATATAATTAGCAAATACACGACCCAATGGGTCTGTGGCTTGCGGACGTCGAGGCGTTTCTGGGGGCAGAGCAAGTATTTCTGCTTTGCGAAGTGGTGCTGTTTTAACAAACCACTGGGCTTGTTTCTTCCGTATTTCTTTCGAAAAATCCGCATCAAACGTGGTCGAATGTCTATTTGTATAGTTGTGTAGTCTCCCCAAGGCCTTCCCTGTCGGTTTCTTCGAACCGGGTGGGAGCATCAAAAGTTCATCTTTCGCGACCCGTGAAGTATTGATGAACCAGTCTGGATGTTTCTCGCGTATTTCGGCATCAAAGATAGGGTCGTAGGACATGTTTCGAATATTTGTAAACCGACACAAGAATCGTCCAAGTACGTCTTTGCTTGAATGTGGCCGTGGGTAGCCGGGTTCAAGTGCCAGTATTTGGTCCTTTATGTCGCCGTCTTCTCTGACGAAATCTCGGTTCACCTGGGTCATGTCCACCGATTTCTTGTAATCATGCTCCCACATGATCACGAGGTTGTATCCAGCCGATCTGATAAGTTCATCTCGCGATTCAGATTTCCTATACAGTTCTCCAAACGTGGCCTTAGACCTCACGTTTATTTTATCGGACGGAAATACTGCTGGATTACCGTGCCAGAAATCGCCGTGGAACTGGTATACCGTGTTGGTATCGGGGTCATACCCGTCCACCACCATCTTTCGTTTGGCACCCGGCACGCTAATCGGGTGGTGGCGAATGACGACATTCAAACTATTCAGCCAATGCTGCTCAACACGAGACACGCCGCCACTGCATCTAGGGCATCCATGGCCAGCAAGATGAACTCCCGCAGTCTGTTTGAATGGCCCATGCTTCCGGCATGAAATGGTGAGTTTTTCTCTGGCACCGGCATAAACCGAGGCGGCATAATCGTATTGGCTACCGTGAACCGCCACTGCGTCCGAGACCCACCCGCTTGTCGTCTTGGTGGCAATCTCGATCTGGTTATCAATGCCGCATTTTCGGCAGCCCATGCCTGCTTTGTGTTGAGCGGGGGCCTGCTTGAACTCCCCGTGAATGGGGCAGATGATCGAGACCTTGTTTGAGTTGCCGGTGTATTCAACCAATGAGTAATCGTATTTGGTTCCATGGGCCTCGACGAAACATTCGATGATCGTCTTCGAAAACTCTGAGATCATATTCGCGGAGGATCGTTCCCGAACGCACGCATTACAGCCCCGACCCGCAAAATGCTGGGACCCAGATTGTCTTATTTTTCTCCCGTGCTTCATGCATTGGATAGTCACGACCTCGCTCATCCTTACCCTTGACGGTAGTAGAGAAAAATCAAACACGGGTCCATGAACGGCACGCGATCTCTCCGCGAACTCTTCCGGCGTCATGAAGTCAGACCGGAGTTCGGTTGCACATTCCAGGCAACCGCCGCTGCCAAAACGAAGATGATTTCTGGGTTGGACCGACACTTTGATGTCATGCTTGATGCATCGCGTAATCACTTCGCTCCTTGAAGCGACATACTTGGTTTCTGAATAATCGAAACGTTCCGAGTGTTTCTTCTTGGATTGCTCTATGAATGTTGCTGTATCTCTTACTGAAACTATTCTCATCTCTATTGGGCTCAAATCAAACCGAATATTCTCATACTCGATAAGTATAGCCTAAATAAAAGATGGCTAAGACAGTAAACAACGCCGTCGCGATCACTGGTGGAAACCACAAAGGTGATCGCCACGTGGACGACTTCTACCCCACCACACCCGAGTGCGTGTATTCCTTTCTGGCTTTGGAGAAAGAATATCTGAAGGGCATGAAGGTCTTGGAGCCCTGCTGCGGCGACGGGGCGATTTCGAAAATCCTCATCCAGGAGGGCTTCGAGGTTGAGAGTGCGGACCTGTTCGACCGTGGATACGGAGAGGTCGGGAAGGACTTCCTGTGGACGATGGAGACTTCGTGTCAGGCTCTGATCACCAACCCACCGTTCAAGCTCGCAGAGGCGTTCATCTATCACGCCCTGGAGGTGCTGGAGGTTGAGTATATGGCCATGCTGCTGAAGAGCCAGTATTGGCACGCCAAGGGACGCTCGGCGTTGTTCGCGAAGCATCCCCCGGCAGTAGTCTATCCGATGACCTGGAGGCCGGATTTCCTCGGCAAGGGTTCGCCGACCATGGACTGTCAGTGGACGGTCTGGCGGAAGTCTGACGTCAAGGGCACGCTGTATCAGCCGATGATGAAGGTCTAGATGAACTCCAGCCGATTGAACATATCGGCGCACACCTTGGCGTCATTTTCGGTCTTGAACATCCACCCCATTTTGCCGAAGTCCCAACGCTCTGGACCATAACCGAAGCCGTCTGGTGAGTCGGGTCCAAACAAGAGGAGACAACGGTCGTTGACCTCTTGATATTTTTTTGGCTGCCACAACGCCGTATAGTCGTTGTGGATGACGAGCCATTTCCAGACTTTGTTGTAAGACGCGTTCTCGATGTGGCAGCTTGTCATCTCAGGCCCGCATCGCCTTCAGCATCTGCTGTGCCACGGCTCTGATCATCGGCACCGGAACCGCATTGCCGGTCTGCTTTCTGATCTCGCGAGCCGACACCACGATCTTGAAATCGGCCGGGAAGCCTTGGAAGGCCAGGAGTTCACGCGAGGACGGTAGCCGGACCCCGTTGACCAGAATGTAGTTGTGGCTGCCCTCGCGGCGCAGCGCGACGCTGTAGGGAAGGGCAGAGACCAACCCGGCCTTGTTCTCGTGCCAGATGGCCGGGAAGGGGGGCTGGACAGCCTTGGCCAGCATGCTGGCGGCTCGCTTGTCGCGGATGTATTGGCTGGCCAGCAGGCTGGCGTCCTGGTCCGCGCCGGGTTCGAGGAAGTCGGCCAGATTGGCGCGCGTCAGGTTCACCTCCGGCCACTCGAACGGGACGTCAGTGCGGAAGCCGACGATGATGGTCCGCTCGCGCTTCTGCGGCAGGCCGAAGTCCAGTGCATTGAGGATGCGGGTGTGGACTCGGTAGCCCAACCCCTGAAGGGTCTGTTCGATCACCGCGTAAGTGTTGCCGCCGTCGTGGGCCTTCAGGTTCTTGACGTTTTCGAGCAGGAATGCGGCTGGCTTCTTCTCATCCAGGATGCGAGCGATGTCGAAGAAGAGCGTCCCCTTCGTGGTGTCCTGAAATCCGAGGCGTTTGCCCGCCACGCTGAAGGCCTGACACGGAAATCCACCGAGGAGGATGTCGTGATCGGGGATGTCACGAGCATCAATCGCAGTGATATCGCCGGACGGGCGGTGGCCGTAGTTGGCCTCATAGGAATCACACGCCTTGGCGTCGATCTCCGAGGAGAATACGCACTCACCGCCGAGTTCATCGAACGGTATCTTGATGCCACCGATACCCGCGAAGAGGTCGATGAACTTAAAGGTTTCAAACATTCAGAAGTATACCGGCTAGTATAGAGGTGGTTCAATATTCGTCGAAGGTGCCGACGACTTTGCTCATGACGCTCAGAATATGAGATTTCGTCACGTTCTTGATGCGCAAGCAGTCCTGCATCTCGCGCATTACTTCGTCTGATATGAAGCCCACCTTGCCTGCACTGCGGAGGTGGAAGACCATGTGATCTTCCGGGATTCGGCAGATCAGTTCGGTCTTGGAGTGGCTCGTGTAGGAGATGATCTTCTCATCAGTCTCCGCGTCTGAAATCCACAGGTTGTTCGTGGTCCGGTCGCCGATGTCCTTGGTCACCCACTCGGCCTTCATGGGGCGGCGGAGATGCTTGAGGAGATGCTCGCCACTCTCGTTCCAGACAGCGACCTTCTCATTGGAGTAGATCATCGTCGAAATGCCGAACTCGCCGCCGCATTCTTCCATGACCTCGTCGAGTTCGTGGAAGAGGTCGTCCATGATTTTCTGCATGGCGATCTCTGGCGGAGTCTCTTGCGTGAGCCCGGCTGACCGCCTCGTCAGCACAATCTGGAAATGCCGCCCCGGCGCGATGCGGTCGGGCTTGGCGCCCTGGCATTTCAGTTCCGTTATGGAGGTGATGTTGCCCTTGCGGTCGCGACAGACGACGTCGCGGAAGGTCCGCTTCGACTTCGTGTTCTTGGGGGTGAAGTTGTGCGCCGGATAGCCGTGCGCCTCGCGGAACATCTGCTCATGAGTGGGGCCGCTGATCACTAGCCTGCCGTTGTTCTCCGAGTAGTTCCGGTTCAGTAGTATTTCGAAATTCGAAATCGCTTGAGGGGTAGTGAGCATGGTCTCCGTGACTGCTTTGACAATACGGAGACCATACCCTTTACTTATTGGTGACTACAAATTACTTCGCCGTCTTAGTATTCGTCGTCCATCGTTTCTTCGGTGATGGACGCAGATTTTGCCTTACGGCCGGGCTTGGCCGGGGCCGGGGTCATCGGAGCCTGATGGGCGAACTTCGCGCCCAGTTCGTCTTCGATCTGTCGGGTATAGGACGGAGCCGCACCCGCCATGATGAGAATGTCGTCGCGGATAAGCTGCGTGCGCTTCTCGACATTGGCGACCCGTAGGAAGCAGTTCCGAACGGTGGTGGTGTAGAACGCGAACGGGTTGTCGCCCTTGGCCTCGTTGAACTGGAGGCCGACCTGGGAGAGTTGCAGGAGGGCGTTGGAACGCATCTCGTCAACGTAGGAATATCCCCGCCAGTTGTTGCGACGCGAATACCGGTCGGCAAGCATCATGAACATCTGTGCGAGACGGTTGGAGATTCGACCCCGTTCGGGCGCGAAACCATCTCCGTCAAGGGGGCCCTTCCAATGAGAGCGACCGACCTCGACCGCCACGCCGTCACGGAGGACATAGTGGGAGAAAGGCGGGAAGTTGACGCGGAGGTGACCCTGGCCATCGACGCTGCGCGAACGACGTTTCTTGTCATCGCAGAGCGGGACGTGGGCGTGCGTCATGACGCGGAAGACAACATCTTCGACGTTGGTCAGTTGCTCGACGACGGCGTTACCGCGCCGTGGCTTCGAGTTCCTTTTGACCATGACGCGTTCAGCGAACTCCTCGGTGACCTTGCCAACGCCATCGACGATTGCATGATACTCGGAGAACTTCGGGTCCACGAACTCGCAGTAGGAGTTCTTGGAACGGTGAATCTCCAGTAGGAGTTCTTTATTCGTGATGTAGTTTAGCTTTTTGGGGGGAGTTGGGGTCATGAATTCCTAGTTGGGGGAACGATTTATCCAGTATAGCGTTCCGGGTTTACTTGGGCTATATATACTTGTAAAATAACAGTAATCTCTGGACTTTACTCCTCCGATAAATATCGGAAACGGAGTTGCTATGTCTGATACACTATTCGGAGAAGAATATATTTCGTTCGGCCAGCCCGGATATGCGGCGCAGCAAGAACGATTTCGGAGCGCGAGCAACGCCGAAGCTGTGCGGGCGGCGACTGATCGCTTCAGTGCCGCGCAGGCGACAAGCGAAGCACGTCTGAACGCCAACCTCGCGGCGATTAACGGAGCCAGCACTCCAGATCAGTTCGGCGCCATTCTGAACCGCCTCGGTAGCGGCGGCGGAGCCACGGTGTCTCCTGGCGCGATGTCCTCAAGCGGTGGTGCGGCAGCAGCAGGCGGCGCGGCGGCAGTGGTTCCCGGAGGCGCCGTGGGCACCTACAACGCCGATGGTTCCTATAACCTCGAAGACGTAGAGGTTACCGGCGAGCGAGTTCGTCAAGTCCAGATGTCAGATGATCGGCGTGTTCGCCTCAAGGCCATCGTGGGGCAAGAAGAGAACGTCTATGGACCGAACGAGCCCGAGAACCTTCTCTCTATCCTGCACAGCACGGGCGGGATGCTGTTCCCCTATACGCCCACCATCTCGGTGAGCCAGGACGTCGATTACCGGTCTGCCGACCTCACCCATACCAACATGGACATCATGTCCTATAGCCGGACGCCAAGCGTGACGTTGTCTGTCACGGGTCGGTTCTCGGTGCAGAACCAGCGCGAAGGCCGTTATGCTCTGGCCGTGCTGCATTTCCTCCGCGTTGTTTCGAAGATGCATTTCGGCGAGATCGATGCCGAAGAAGGCAAGGCCGGGCTGCCGCCTCCCGTTCTGTGCTTCGACGGATACGGGAACTACATGTTCAACAATCTTCAGTGTGTGCTGAAATCCCACAACTACACATTCGATGACACGGTCGATTACGTGGACATCAAGGGCCTGAACACGATCACCCGCGTCCCGTCTCTGTTCACGCTCGCGATAACTCTGACCGTCACCCGCTCACCACAGTCCCAGCGAAGCGAATTCAACATGACCGACTTTAGGTCCGGCCGCCTCATGCGCGGCGGAAACAAGGGGTGGATTTAATGTCCAAGATCAACTACGCACCATCATCGCCATATGCGAGCACTGCACAAACTTCGTGGCATATTGGTCGCTATAAGCATCGCCGCATTGTCGCGCACCGCGATGATCGCATCTATGTAGTCAAGACCGGAGAAGAATACCGCCCTGACAAGCTCGCGTTGGCTCTTTACGGCAGCGAAGCCTATTGGTGGGTGTTCATGGTCAGAAACATCAAAGTAATCCGCGATCCTATTTGGGATTTCAAGGCCGGTCTCAGTATAATGGTGCCTTCGGCGGCGCATCTGAAGTCTGCCTTGGGAGCAAAATGAGCGGACCAATGAGAAGGACGCCTGCTGGAACGGCGGCGCCGGTCAACAGCGGAGAGATGCTCCAAGATAGAGCCGTTACCGGGCCCGTTGATCGCGAGGCTCTGGCGGCTCTCGCTCGTCCACCAACGCCTGAAGAAACTGCCGCCTACGATGCTCGTCGCGCGGCAACGGAACAAGACGCCCAGCCCGCGCCGGAGCGCGCCGTCATCACTGACGAGCGGGCCTATGCGATTCAGGACGAGCTTGCCGCTGACGACGAGTGGTACAAGCCCAATCCGCTGAACCGATATCTGAATGCCGCCTATCATTTCCGCTTCTGCATGGCGTCAGACTCTGATTTCCTGTCGGCCCAGAACGGTGGCGGTAGCCTGATCGACGCCTATGATGACGTGGCAAAGGTCGTCCTGGCCGAGAGCGGCGTCACGGCAGGCTTCAACATCAAAGAAGTTCGCATCCAGCAAAAAGTCGGAATCGTTTCTCCCGAGCAGATGCAGAATGGTGTGGCCAAGTTCGACATCACCATCATCGAGAACCTGGGCACATCATTCTTGGAAAAAATGAAGAATGCTGCGTTGAAGCTCCGCATCAAAAACATCCGCGAATGCCCGTACTTCCTCGAACTCTACTTCATGGGATACGACGAAGACGGTGCCCCCGTAACGAACTTGCTCGCCGACGACGACCTCGGCCAAGGCGGTCGCTGGGTGTATTCGCTTGGCGTGTCGAAGATCAAGACCGCCTTCGAATCGCAAGGCTCGGAATATCAAATCGAAGCCCGCCCGTTCTCCAGCATCACGGCCAACTCCGAGGCAGGCCGCATCTCCGACATGATCACCATCAAGGGTCGCACGGTCGGTGAGATGCTGACAAGCCTCGCCGAGGCCCTCTCGACCGCGCAAGACGAACGCCACGGTTTCCCGCTGGTTACTTACAAGTTCACCACGCACCCGATCACCAACTATGAGGGCGAAGACCTTTCGACGTTCTCCATCGCGCCGCCCGACCCGGAACTCAATGACGCCTCAAACCTCACCATGGATGAGTCCGGTATACCCACTATCCAGATCAGAGGCGGGACCATCGCCGGAGCCGTAAACACCATCCTGGCCAGTTCGGCTCGTGTGCAGGAACTGGCCAAGAACATCCCCACGACCTCAGAGGTCGATACGTCTGAAGAACAATCGACAGAGAGCCGGGTCCGCGAATCCATCGTGTTCCAGATCGAACCAGAGGTCGTCAACGGCGAGTTCGACCACGTAAGCGGAAAATATGCCTCCGAGGTCAACGTTCACATTCATGGCCTCTATACGCAGTCCCCCATTGTCTCTCGCCAACAGGTGGAAGACGCGAAGGACCCAGCCGTTCAGGCACAGATGATCACCAAGTTGAGAGAGAACGGGTTGCTGCACAAGCGATACGATTATCTCTTCACGGGCAAGAACACCGAAGTCATCAACGTGGATACCAACTTCGAGTTCGCGTGGTCTGCTGTTTTGCCGCTCGTCTACGGTCACCGCATGACCAATGAATCTGTCACCACGCATGCTCGTTTCAACGAGAACGTCATGGTCGCGCGCGGTTTCCAAGCAGAACTTACCGCTCTGCGAGATCAAATCCGCGAGGCCAACTTGCGTCTCGCCACGGCGCAGGAAGAACTCGCAGAACTCGACTCCGAAGACGACGGATACGAGGCCAAGAATGCCGAGGTCGCCGCGATCAGCGCAGAGCGGAATACCCTTCAGGCACAATCGGACGCCAAGAACGAGCAGCTATCCAACAGTCGTATCGCTGTTCGGGATACCGCACCAGAGCAGGACAGCCTACCGAGTGGAACAATTTTCTACGCGGAAGACCTCGACGAGGTCTCTCAAGAAGACCAGATGCTCGCTATCTCGTTCAGTCAGCAAGACACCCGTGCGGCCACCGGAGAGGGAGCCTCGGCGCCCTACCATCGTGACCGAGGTCTCTACGGAGCCATTCTGGACCAACTCTATACCGGACAGATGCTCAGCATCGACCTGGAGATCAGAGGTGACCCATTCTGGCTCGGACAGTCCGACATCGAGCGCAGAGAGGCCAACGCGGCATCTGCGACCGCGCGCGCTGCCGGGACGCCTGCACCGGCTGCTACATCAGCGGCGGCCGATTTCTTCAAGGGCGAGAACACCATCCTGTTCACCATGGCATTCCCGTTCACGGTGGATGACGACGGTGGCGTGATCATGCGCGAAAACGACGCTGGGTCTCGCAAGGATTTGTTCGACGGTTTCTACACCGTGGCTGGTGTTGAGCACATCTTCGAAGGAGGGCAGTTCCGCCAGACTCTGGACTGCAAACGCCTTCCCCTGATCGCCATCCTGAACTCTCAGGGCCTCCAGAGTGAGAACCAAGCCCAGTTCGACGCCGCTCAGGGTAACGCTCCTCCTGGAGATACGGGAGCCCCGTCTGACCTCGCCAATACGGGTGCTGCGGCTCCTGCCGCAACCGGAACGACTGCACAGAATATGACCATCATGTATGATCAACTTCGCAGAAACGGCTATACGGAGGAAGGAGCAAAAACGATGGTGGCCCAGATCGGTCGCGAGAATGGTTTCCAACCCGACATCATGTTTGGAAGTCACGACGACCCCTACAACCGGGCTCGCAACAGCGGCATCATGTCTTGGCAGGGGGAGAGAGCCGATGCCGTTCGGGCCTACATGCAGCAGCGCGGCTTCGTCAATCGAGACGGTACGTTCTCGCGTAGCGAAGCGGCTCTGCGGGCTCAGGTGGACTTCATGCACCAGGAGCTACAAACGGCACCTTATCGACGTTCTTACAACGCCATGCGGGCTCCTGGCGGAACCTATCAAACCATCGAAAGCGTGGTTGGCGACAACTACGTGCGGTGGAGACGAACCGACCCCGTCTACAGCGCGAACGGTTATCGGAACCAGAATAGGGCTTACAACCAAATCAACCAACTGGTTGGCGGAACCTAGTTGTAGGCTGCCCGCCAACGACGGTAGGTGGCTTCGTTGCACCACGAATTCTGGAAGGCTTCACGGGCGCCCCGCGTGCCAACGCGGATGCCTTCCCATTCGCCGCTGGTTTCTCGAACGCCGATCACAACCGACTCGGCTCGCGAGATGGCGCGAATGGCGTCGCCGCCTTCGCCGCGCCACGGGTTCATTTGCAGTCCTCGCGCCGTCAGCCCCGAGGATGAGAAATCATATTCTTCGATGCGGGACTGGGTCCTGAACAACGACTGGCTCAGGTTGGTGGTGCCCGCGTAGGCGGACAGGCCCATGTAGGACGGGAGGCGAACGTTCGTCCTGACATTCTTCACGATGACGGAGAAGCGCGGGTTCGCATCCGAGCCATCACACTCGAAACTGATCTCGACGCCGTTTCGAGTCGTGACCCAGACATCGGCCTCCCCATTGGAACGCCAGACTTCATCGCCAGCCAGGGCGGGCGTCGCGAGCAGGGCCATCAAGGCAATAAGAGCGATTTTCATGTCTTGATGATGTATTAAGTCCGGCTTTTGTCAAGCCATAAATATCAGCATGAATAAGAAGTGCTGCAAAAAGAAGATCACCGATCACGCCATTTACGTCGGCATCGTGAAAAGCAATACTGACCCACAGTGCATGGGACGAATTTCCGTCTGGATTCCAGAACTTGGCGGAGACCCAGCTAATGCCTCGAACTGGTATACGGTCTCGTATGCATCCCCGTTTGCTGGGGCGACCTCACCCGATAATCTTCGGCGCGATGCGGAAGACATGGATGGCTCGCAGTCCAGCTACGGGATGTGGATGCAGTCCCCCGATCTTGAAAACCAAGTCCTGGTTTGCTTTGCCAACGGTGACGTCGGCAAGGGTTTCTGGTTTGCTTGCTTGTGGCAGGCCAACATGAACCACATGGTTCCCGGCATCGCGTCCTCCGTGACACCGGATGGCAGCACGGCACCTTCGGTCGAATACAACAAGCGAAGCGACGTCAACGTCAACTCCCCCAAACGTCCTGGCTTCATGCCGCTTCACAACGCTCTCCAGACGCAGGGGCTGGGCGAAGATTTTGAGCGCGGATGGACAACGGCATCGGCTCGTCGGGAATCACCGTCCAAGGTCTACGGCATTCTGTCTCCGCGTGGCAACCAACTCTACATCGACGACAATCCCGAGAACGAGTTCATGCGTATGCGGACTCGCAACGGGGCGCAAATTCTTGTCCACAACACGTCCGGCTACGTCTACATCAACTCCAAAGACGGTGCCTCCTGGGTTGAAATCTCAGACACGGGCGTGGACATCTATTCCCAGAACAGTGTCAGCATCCGAGCCGAGAACGATCTCAACTTCCGAGCCGACCAGGACATCATTCTAGACGCGGGCGGAAACATTCGCGGCACAGCGGGCGGCGCGGTATCGTTCAAGAGCGGAGCCAACACTGAAATTGCGGCCGGGGGCTCATTCATTTCCAGCGCAGGCGGAGACCTCACCCACAAGGCGGGCGGAAACATCGCGCAGAGCGCGGGCGGGACGGCAGCCAGAACGGCTGCGTCGATCAAGGATAACTCTGGCGGCCCGGCTGCCCCTGCGGCTTCGGCTCCTGGCGGCGTGAACCGCATGCCCGCCCATGAACCGTGGCCCTATCACCCTGGCGCGACCTCCATGGGGGCACAGATCGGAAGTGGAGACGGCATCAACCACGATGCTGATCGCGTCAACGCATCAGGAGACAATGCCGCCGACGAACCCACGACGGGCTCTGGGCGTCTTGGTGGAGGAGCCGACAAACTGGCTGGTGTCCACCCCGATCTCGTGCGCGTTGTTCGACGTGCCGCCACGATCACGACGTGTGATTTCCGAGTTCTGGAAGGATTGAGGACGCGGGCCCGGCAGGTTCAGCTTGTGCGCTCCGGCGCATCCAAGACAATGAACAGCCGCCACCTAACCGGACACGCTGTGGACCTTGGTGCTCTGGTCGGCGGCAAAATTAGCTGGGCGTGGCCTCACTACAACAAAATCGCACGGGCGATGAAGGAAGCTGCCCGACTCGAACGCGTTGAGATCGAGTGGGGCGGAGACTGGCGATCATTCAAGGATGGCCCGCACTTCCAACTTTCGTGGGCTAGGTATCCGCGATAGAGCGGCATAGCTCGTAGAACGACGCCATCTCTGGGAAAGTCGCCAGGAAATCTGTTCCTCGGCGCCGGTCATGCTCTGAGAAAAAGAGGAAGAAATCTGCTCGCTCCCTCTTGGCCCGTTGCCCGGACGGCGCGGAGGCAAACTCGCCTTTGATGACGTTGTAGAGCCGTTCGAACTTGTCGATCTCCCAGAGATGGAAGCCGTTGTATCCCACGTCCGGGTTCTCGGGCTGAATACGGTGATCGCGCATCCATTCCAGGGTTGCGGCAACGTGTTCAAGATAATCGTCCGTCAGGATGTAGGCGGCCTGATGCTTGGGGTCTCGCAGGTAGGGGAAGTCCATCAACAGAGGGGCGTGAGAGGGGTCTGTGGCCCTTCCGAGGTGTTTTACTCTCAACGCCAGCATGTCCGCCAAGAAAGGCGTGTAGGACGTCACGGAGAGGGCGTTGAAGGTGCTCATGATGACGAACGAGACGTCCGGGCAATCTTGCAGGAAGGAATCGATGCCAGCCAGCCACTTCGCGTAGTCGAGGCCGTTTCGGATGTATTCGGCCTTAGCTCCATGAGCCTCCGCGCTTGTGTAGATGACTAGCTTCTTGACCGAGCCCGCATCGGTGATCTTCTGGCAACGGTCTAGGAACTTGGCCATCAGGGGAGCCGGGACGCACATGTTGGTGTTGATGGATAGTTCGAGGTCTGGGCGAGGGTTGGCGATAATCCAGTCCAAGACCTTGAAGGTGTTGGGGTTCATCAAGGGCTCGCCGCCCGTTATGCGGAAGTGTTGGAGGGCTGGGTAGAGTTCGGGCCACCACTTCCAGAAAGCTTCCACGTAGGGATTTGCTTCCCGGTTCGGGATGGGCATCATGTCCTTGGCCTTCATGTCTTCGAGGTTGTTGAACTTCCTCGACGTCGGGTACGGGCCATATTTCTCGATTTCAGCCATCCACATCGACGACACCACCGGCATGCAGTAGGAGCATTTGAAATTGCACGCATGGCCGAAACTGACTTCAACGTAGGACGGCTGAACGTTGGCATCCCACTCGGTCTTGCCTAGTCGGTCGATGTCTGGAAAGGCCCACGCTTCTGCTGATTTGTAGACACGGTCTGAAGGATTGTTGGACCCGTTGTCCTCGACCCTCCAACAGTAATCACATTCCTCGGGGCGTTTGCCATTCAGCATGAGGCGACGCTGCTCTTTTTTGAAGGCCGAGTTGTGAAGTGCGTTTGGGTTGGCCAGCACTTCTTCGACGCTGACCTTGTGGACGGCCGGGTGGTGGCAGGAATGGGTGGTGCCGTTCTGGAGGTGGATGGTGACCTGATTCCATTTCGCGGCGCACATGGTCGGCGACACCGCGTCTAGGGCGTCAAGGGTCTTTTGAAGACGGGGTTCTTCGCTCGACCTGAGCTTCAGGCGATGAATCATTCGTTCCTCAGGCGGAAAGTTTCACGGAAGAAAACCGAAGCCTGTTCGTCCAAAACAGGGATGACGAAGCCGGTCTTGCGTTCGATTTCGTATCCGTGCTTGTCCATTGCTTCGAAGACGTCGGTATGCTGCACGGACTTCCAGAGCCCGTCGAACCAGTCATAGTCGCGAACCTGGACGTGATCGAAATTGGGGTCAAGCATCATCGCCCAACCCATGCGGGCCCCCAGCATCGCCCATATCCCATGAGTGACGTCGGCACCGACGCAGGACCAGACCCGGATGTTGCGGATGTTGGTCGCGTGGAGAGCCTTCATCTCGTTGGCGGGAACCCGCATGCCCCGGTCGAGCGTGAGCTTCACGCCTTCTCGGAAGCCGACTCGGAAAGCCTGATAGGGCGAACCATTGTTCCACACTTCAGAGAAGCATTTGTTGATGCCCTTGTATTCGTCCTGCCAGCAGAAATCGACCGCATGGGTGGGGTTGTTGGACGTCTCGTGGCCGACGCCACCCGCGAGGACGAATGCCTTGCTCCAGAGCTTCAGACCGCCGTTTCCGTACATGAGACCGTTCATCATGTTGATGCCGTTCCACGAGAAACAATCGTTTGGCCGCGCCGGGTCGAGTTCGATGGTCTCGTTGAAGAACTCCGGCATGACGATGTTGTCGGCGTCTACGGAGATGAACCAGTCAGTCTCGGACTGTTCGGCACAGGCTCGGTGCGCGGCATCGAAGCCCTTCACGCCGTGGACCCGCTTGGACCACGGTGCTTTCTCTAACAGGTCGGCGTAGTGCTTTTCGGCGTTGGGTTCATCGTATGAGATGAAGAAAATATCGAACTCAGTCAGGGAATGCTGCACAGGGCCTCAGAAATACTTTACCAGATACCCAGCAAAGTACGGCATACGGACATGTATTTCAAATTCATCGGTAATCTCTACCGGTGTCTTGTGAATACTACCGTCAACGAGTTCCACGATATCTTTGATCGGACCCGTCGCCGGAGCGTAGAAGGTATCGTCGCCTTTCTTGATGTAGAAGAGTTCGGCATATTTGCTTGCGGTTGGGCTCTCTCCCAGGAACGAGGCATGCTTGGGGCCACCCCCACCGCTCACCCTTATCTTGATCGTCGTGGGGTCGATGAGATCGAAAATGATCGCGGCTGGTCTGTCGAGCGGGCTGTCCAGGGTCACGAGCGGGCGAGGAATCGAAGGGTCGATGGCCAGCCCACCCGCCTCTTCATAGTAGTCTATGAAGGTGCAGAGTTCGGCCTTTGTCTTTACCCGGATAGTGGTCAGGTCTTCGATTTCACCGAAGTCCATGGGTGCGTTGCACAGCGGGACAGAAATCCCATCGACGGATATTTCATCGGTACGAAAATGAGAAGGATGCACCGTGTTGGTTTTTCTGAGAACGCCCTTATCAAGTCTATAAACGATGAGACCGGGCGGCACTGGGTCTGACGAGTTGAGGTGGCGGGCGGTGACCCATTTGGTGTCCGGGGTTTCACTGATGAACGAGTACACGCGCTCGTACATGAGTTGGACATAGACGGAGAACTCGTCGGGCAAGACCGAAGTGAGATTGATGCGCACACCATCCCTGAGTTCGACCATTACGGTCGTGATGACGGCGTCGATGTCTCCTGGCTTGGTGATGACCACCATGGTTTTGTCATGGGGACGATCATACGGGATGCTGCCGTCTCCGTACATGTGGACGGTCAAAGCTCGACCCTCGTCAGCGACGCCGATGATCACACAAGATTTCAGGGTATCGAAATCTTCTGCGGTAATGCGTGGCGCCTCGACAAACTCTTCGAAACGGCTGCCGAGCGGCAATCTCGTTACTGTCTCTTCGTAGCCCGATGGGTCGAATGTGTTCAGAGTGGTTCGGTACTCGAAGCCGATGTGCTCGAAGGAACCTACGGCGATGATATCGAAATGCTCACCCCGGATACTGATCGGCGTCGGAACCACCATGGTTTTTTTCGCGGCCAGTTCCTTCAAATCGACCTTCATGGTGAATGCGATAGCGTCTGTGGTCTTGTCGATAAAGAGGAACTCCGCCGTCACGACTTCCTGACAGACGAGGTCGAGGCCCTTGGTCTTGTTGATCAGGCGGACGTCAACCAGGGAGCCCTCTTTGGGCATCGTGAGGAGAATCAAAGAAGTCTGCGGCGCGGTTCCGAGAGCACCAACCGGAATGAGGTCGGTGGATAGGCGGCGAACAAGGAATGGGCGCGTTGGAACCAGAACGTGA